AGGCCGCCGCCGGCCGCGGGAGGCGGCAGGGCGTCGTCGGGGCTCTCGGGCTGGGCCAGGGCGTACTTGTCCTGGAGCTGCTGCTTGCTGATGGGCAGGCCCATGGACCAGATCACCTTGTCGCGGTTGGCCATATCGAGACCGGTTTCCTTGGATTCGGTCTCGATGTGCAGGCGGGGATAGCCCATGCCGGCCGGAGGAGGACCATAGTTGAACTCGATCAGCGGGCGAATCAGATCCCGGTTGACGGTCTCCATGAGCATCTGCGCGTCGTCGCTCACGAGGTTCATGAGCGTCTCCTGGTGCACCTGGGCCATGGCGCGGTTTCCGCCGCCCTTGGAGGCCTCCCCGCTCGCGAGCGTGGCCCCCACGATGGCCTTCGAGATCTGTTTGTCGAGGTAGTCGCAAAACGCCTCATAGCTGACGGTAGCGCCTTGCCGCTGAGCCTCCAGCAGCTCCAGCATCTGGTTGTCGGGGATGGCGATGCCCGTTTCCGTCCGCACGGCGTCCGCAGCGGCCAGCAAGGCTTCCTTTTGCTCAGAGGATGCCCCCGGGGGATATTTGCCAATAACCGTGGGTGCGCCGAACTTCTCCAAGAAAATCATCCAGAACTTTAGGCCGTGCTTCTTGAACCACCACGCCCAGAAGCACTTGGAGAGGATGGCGTTGCCATAGGCATTATCCCAGCGGCCGTCGAACGTGGCCACCATGAACTTACGGAGCGGCATAGGAGTACCCGGCCAGGGGTCCCATGGGCCCCAGAGGCGGAGCTCGTTCTCCCACCCGAATAGAAAGCGACTCTGGGCCCGGCTTTTGATGTCCAGGGGAACCCATTTGCCTTCGCGCTGCCCCCACATGACCTCGCTGACGGCGTAGCCCTTGGCCACGGCGTCGAGGAGGTCCTTGAGATCCTGATGGAATGCAATCTGATCGAGAGCGTGCTCGACGAAGTCGCGCTGCTCGCGAGCCTCCGGGCTCTTGTCCCAGGCCAGAATCTGCCGAGGGAGCGCCAGAACAGTAGCCTTGCGGGTTTGGAGCGAACTGTAGACGTGCGGGTCCAGTTCCATGCGCTCCCAGAGCTGGAGACCGTAGCGCTGGCCCTCCACGGTCTCGGCCAGGACGAAGTCGTGCCGGTCCCGGACCTGGATCCATGAGGACCAGCCGATCCAATCGCGCATGGCGGCGGCGCGCTCGGCCAGGTCCGGCTTTTCGCCTTTCTGGGCCGGCAACAGCGCCTTCGCGGCGGCCGTGATCTCGGCCGTGATGTAATCGCGGTTGTCCTGCGTGGGCTGGAAGCCCTGTGCGCCGTTGCCCGGCATCAGTCCCGTGCTCACCAGTAGCCCCTCATCTCATCCAGCCCCGCGCGGCGCCGTCCTGTGCTCGCGAAGCCGAAGGCAAAGGCGTCGGCCTCGGCGAGCGCGAGGGCGCCCTCGAGCGCATCCGGGCCGTCATCATGTACCCCTGAGTCGGGATAGAAGATCATCTGCTCGATCAGCAGGGCGATATCGGGGTCCGTTCCCTCCGGGAAGAGGATCTTCCCGCGTTCCACAGCGGGACTCATGCGGCTGATGCGGTACTCCTTGGCCACCTGATGCACCACGGGCTGCGTCGGGACCACATAGCCGAAGCGCTGGGCATAGGTATCGAAGAGATCGTGCAGGACGGCCTGGAAGCCATTGCTCTCGCAGCCGATACGGATAGGACGTAAGCGAGGATAATCCTCATAAATTTTGAGCGCCAGAACGTCAAGGCTTGTGTGGCGAAGCCAGGCACCCAGCACCGGACAGAGGCCATCCGGGGTGCGGCCGAGGTAGACGATCGCCTTGTAATCGTTGTGCTCGGCGGCACGGGCGCTCGGGTCGATGAAGCCATAGACGGCGATGGCCGAACCGTACTGCTGAAGCCAGGGGAGGGTATAGCGCTTGATCCACTCCTCACGGAAGATGCGCTCGCCCACCGGCTTGGGGCGGTTGAGGTACTCCCGCGAGTAGACGGCGGTCCCCATCTGTCGGCGCTTGTCGCGCAAGTCCTTGTCGCTGAACCTGGAGGGCCAGGTAGAGTGGCCGCTCTCGTCCTCGGCGCTGTAGACATGAGCCTCCCAGCCCTCATGCTCGATGGCCTGGCTCAGCGCGCAGCGGGAGGTGAGGCGCTGGCCGATGAGCCAGAGCTGGTGATCCCTCGCCAGGGCTCCCTTGACGGCCCCCTGGAGCCACTCAAATCCCTTGTCTGTGAGTTTCTGGTTGAGGACCGTCTGGTCATCCTCGAAATCATCCACAATGACGAGGTCGGGCCGCCACTGTCGGTTCCGCACGCCACGCACTTTCTGGCGCTTGCCCTTGGCCAGGAAACGCACGCCGGACCGAAGCGTGAAGTCATTGGCTTCCCAGAAGCCCGCCTTGACTTGGTCGCCGAAATCCTGCCGCAGGCGCGGATTCTCCTCAAGCTCCAGGCGGCAGAAGGAGAGCAGGTCGGCTGCCTGATCCTCGGTATCGCTGATGAGGATGATGAAGTGCCTCCGCTTCGAGAGGGCCGCCCATAGTGGCAGGGCGAGCGAGAGCAGGACGCTCTTGGCGAACTCTCGCGGGGCGGCCACGACCCGGTCTCCGGGCTGATGCACCAGGGCGGCCCACTCTCGGTGCATGGATGCGAAGTCGCACTGGATGTAGTGCGGCAAGTAGGTCTTGGCGAAAAGAAGGAAGTCGGCCTTACAGGCCTCCACGCGCGCCTTCTGGATCTTGGCATCCTCCGGAAAGGGCGTGGCCTCCAGGCTCATGCGCTGGAGGATGCGCTCGGATTCCCGTGCGAATTTCAGCAGGGTCACCTTACGCGGCACGTTCTACCTCCGCGAAGAACTCACGCAGGACGAGCGAGGTGGCCTCGACCAGCTCGGGGTGGCAGCGCTTGAGAAAGGATGCATAACGGTCCATCACTTCAATCGTGGCCGAGCGGATGTCTATGGGCTTGTTCGCCCGCAACACCATCGCGTCCAGTTTGGCCAGTTTGTCCATGGCGGCCGCCGAGCGGTCCTTCTCGAACTCCTCCAGGGCCTGGGCCCGCAAGCGCTCCAGGCGCTCGATGTAGCCTATCTGGCTGCCCTGGTATTGCTCCCTTTTACGGTCCCAGGCACCCTCAATGCGCCACTTGCCCAGGGTGTTCTTGTGGACCCGCACCCGGGCTGCGATCTCCACGAGAGTGCGTTGTTCCCGCACGAACATGCGCTCGGCAAGGTCGAAATAGAGCGAGCGCTTGGAGGCGGTCACGGCCGGCCCCCCTGGTTCTCCAGCATGAGGGCGTAGATCTGGGCGAGCTGGGCCTGCATGGTCTGCTGCTGCTGCTGGATGGCGGCCAGGCGCTGGTCGGTCTGGCTCTGGAGGGCGTCGTGGGTGGTCTTGTCCAGCTTGCTGTCACACAGGGCGACTATGCGCTCCTGGCGCTGTTCGAGGGCCTGCACGCGCGTGGAGAGGTTCTCCATGCGGACCTGGCTTGCCATCCAGCCGGAGACCACGCCCGCGCAGACGGACATGGCGGTGCCGATGAGCAGGATGACGAGCTTGTCCCGGAGGCTTCGCGTGCGCTCGGTCATAGGTGCGCTCCTGCAAGGGACGGCGGCAGACTGTCACGCTGCTCGCAGGCGAGCAGTAACGCCGGATCGGTAGTGTTTGGGTCGAGGGCGGAGGCCCAGGCGAGGCGCAGGGCCTGGCCGTAGAGAGACGCCGCGGAGAGGGCCGCGAGCAGGCGCTGGCAGTAGACCGTCACCAGCTCGGAGCAGATGGTGCCGAGCGGCAGGGCGTTGCGCAGGTCCTGGCCGGTGAGCCGGCGCCACCAGAGCACGGGCAGGAAGGCCACGATCTGGAGCCAGCCGTAGGCCGCGCCGAGGTAGTCCTTCCGGATAGCCTTTAGGACCGGCGCCACCACGTCGGGCGGCGCGTCGGGGCGGTAGATCATCACGCGCCCGGCCTCGAAGTCGGGCTGGTAGACCGCCAGCGGCCGAACGATGACCTTGTCGAGGGCCTCCATCACCTGAAATCGCGAGAGAACCAGAAAAGAATGGGAAGGAACGGGCACGCCGTCCAAGAGGTCCTGCCGCCAAGTCGTGTGCTCGATCACGTCCGAAATGAAGGATGTGCCGGCCACGCTGCCGAGGTCTCCAGCTTGAATATCTGACCAGCGTACAATTCTTTTC